AATTCAAGATGCAGGAGATTATACAAATGCAACAGATGTTCCTTACAGATTTGTACCTTGCATGGTTGCAGGATTAACGTATTATCTATCTATGAAATACGCAACACCAAGAATACAAGAATTAAAATTAATTTATGAGGATGAATTAGCACGAGCTCTAGAAGAAGATGGTTCTTCAGCTAGTGTATATATTGCTCCTCGAACTTATTATCCGAGTATATAATTATGGGAAACACAGCAAAAGGAAAACACGCTTTATTTATTTCAGACCGATCAGGTTTAGCATACCCATATAGAGAAATGGTTAAAGAATGGAACGGTGCAAGAGTTCATACTTCGGAGTATGAACCTAAACAACCACAATTAGAACCAACACCTTATTCAGCAGATCCTCAAGGACTACAACATCCAAGACCTCAACAATTTAATTTATTGACTGGAGGAGGCGGAGGAATTATTGCTAATTTAAATTTGCCTGGAGATTTTGCATTTCAAACTGTAAGTAGTGAAAGTATGGTTCCAGCAGATCCAAGCACAGTTAGTGCTGCAAGACAAGCAACAATGAGAATAGGGAGTGTAACAATTAACATATCATGACATACACAGAATTAAAACAAAAGATAAAAGACTACACTGAAGTGTCTAGTAATGTATTTACCGATACTATTTTAAATGGATTTATTGAAGATGCAGAACTTAGAATTTTAAGAGAAGTTGACTCAGATAACAACAGAAGATATGTGACAGCTAATTTAGTTTTAAATACTAGATTTATAGATACCCCAGCAGATTTATTAATTGTTAGATCAGCTCAAATTGTAGACTCTGATGGCACTGCCGCAGCAGATAATAGAGATTTTTTACAGTATAGAGATACTAATTTTATGTCAGAGTATAATCCAAAAGGAGAGACTGGTGTTCCAAAATATTACAGTTATTGGGATGAAGACACTTTAGTATTTGCTCCTACTCCTGATGCGACCTACACAATTCAATTAAATTACATCTTGAAAACACCAGGATTATCTAGTACAGTTCCAACTACATATCTAAGTCAAAAATTTCCCAATGGCTTATTGTATGCTTGCCTTGTAGAGGCTTACGGTTTTTTAAAAGGACCCGTTGACATGCTCCAGTTATATGATAAAAAATACACAGAGGCAGTCAAAGGATTCTCAATTGAACAAATGGGAAGACGAAGACGAGATGAATACCAAAGTGGTGTTCCTCGAATAGGAAAACAATAAGGAGAAAACTATGGCCATAACACAAGCAATTTGTAATTCGTTTAAAAAAGAACTTTTAGATGGAGCAATGAGTTTTAAACAAACTGGTGGTGATACGTACAAATTAGCTCTTTACTCTTCAACAGCAACTCTAAACTCTTCAACTACTAATTATCCTGGCGACAGTACAGGTGGTCAAGTTGGAAACACTGGTCAGTACACTCAAGGTGGTGGAGCTCTAGTTAACCTAGGTACCTCTATAACTGCAGGTGTAGCAAGATGTGATTTTGCAGACAGATCTTTTACAGGAGTAACATTGACTGCAAGAGGTGCTTTAATTTATAATACAACAGCTGGAGCAGGGTCTGGTACCACTGATGCAGTTTGTGTTTTAGATTTTGGAGCAGACAAAACAGCTACATCAGGAACTTTTACAATTCAGTTTCCAGCGCCAACATCAACAGCAGCGATACTAAGAATATCGGGCTAATAGGAGGAAGCTCCTATGGCAAATAAAACTTACACGGTCACCGTAGCAAGTGGGAGTCTTTATGGCGGTGGCACAGGTAATGTATTTTATTTAGACGGTGCAAGAAATGCAACGGGACCTGGAACAGTTGATTGGGTCGCAAATTCTACTTTGCGTTTTGATCAAAGTGCCGGAACTAATGACAATCATCCTTTAATATTTTCTACTACTACTAGCAAAGATCAATATCTAACTTCTGGTGTAACTTACTATTTAGATGGAGCTGTTACTTATTCGCAATACACAAACACAACTACGTTCAACGCAGCCACAACTCGATACGTAGAAGTAACTCCATCTTCTTTCACAGATTTTTATTATTTATGTTACGTCCATGGCATTGGTATGGGTGGCATCATGGATATGGTTGTTAATTCATGGGGAGCTCATTCTTGGAATCAAGGAGCTTGGAATCAAAACCAAGATTTAACAGTTCCAGTAGCTAATCCTAACAATGTTGCTTGGGGTGCTAATGTATGGGGCTTTGGTGAATGGAATAACGGCGAAGCTATGTCTATGTCGCTTAATAATAGCGGCATCACAATCACAAATGAAATAAATGTTGGATGGGGTTCTGACGCCTGGGGTATAGAAACTTGGGGCGAGTCAGGAAACCTACACGCAGTCACTGGTATTGCAATGACAATGTCAGAAGGACTTGGTAGTTCAACAATTAATGGTGACTCAAATGTAATACCTTCAGGTAATCCATTAACTGTTTCTGCTCCAGCAACTGTAGAAGCATTTGCTTCTTTTATTGAAGAGGTAACAGGTCTACCAATGGTTGCAGAGTTAAACTTTAATCCTGCATTTGCTCAACCTTCAGGTATTGCAATGTCCGCTACTTTAGGAACAGTAATTGGAGATAATATTACAATTGCTGAAATAACATCTAAACTTCCTGGATACTGGGGATATAAATCTTCTTGGGGCACATTGGCTTGGGGTAATGGTCAAACTGAATTACTTGCAATGGCTATGTCTGAAAACTTCTCAGGTGTAGACCCTGCACCAGATGCGGAAATTACTGGTCAACAAATGTCAATGAGTTTGGCTATACCAGGTCAAAATAATTTTGATATTACTGGAGATGCAAACACTGGAGCTGGTGATACTACCATGGCTTGGGGTGATGCTACATGGGGTAATTCTAGATGGAATAATGGATCATTTATAGCTGACCCTAACTATGGTCAGACAATGACTATTACGTTGGGTAATGAAGTAGTAGATTTAAATACTCCTGTAGATGTTACAGGATTTGCATTAACAGCTGTTTTAAATTCAGTAGCTGATGTGCTTACAGAATGTAATGTATTTCCTCCTGGAAATGCCTTGACAATGGCTCTAGGTACGGGTACAAATACATTGATTTGGAATGCAGTCGATACAGGTTCAGCGCCAACGACACCTCCAGGATGGAAGGAAGTTCCTACAAATGCTGCCTAAAATAAGTGTTTGACACTATTTAAAATAATTTATAATATACAAGAATTGGAGATAAAAAATGGCGAACTCTACATCGGCTAGTTTAAAACTTACAGTCCAAGCAACTGGAGAAAATTCAGGAACTTGGGGTCAGATTACAAATACAAACTTATTAATTTTAGAACAAGCAATTGGTGGATTCCAATCCGTTGCTATTACTACAGGTGCAACTTTAACATTTTCTAACGGTGCACTTTCAAATGGTAAAAACAACGTATTAAAATTAGTTGGAACAATTGGAGGAGCAGTTAACGTAGTTGTTCCTGATTCAATTGAAAAAACTTATATCATCGATAACGCAACAACAGGTGCATACACTGTAACTGTTAAAACTTCTTCAGGAAGTGGTGTCACTTGGGCAGCAGCTGACAAAGGAACTAAAGTAGTTTATTCAGATGGAACAAACGTTGTTGACACAAATTTAACAGATTTATCATCAGACTTCTCACCACAACTTTCAGCAGATTTAGATTGTAATGGTCAAGACATCATTATGGATAGTTCAAACTCTATTCAAGATGATTCAAACAATGAATACATTAAGATGGCAAAAACTGGATCAGCAGTTAATGAATTTACAGTTACTAACGCAGCAACTGGTAATGCCCCTAATTTATCTGCAACTGGTGACGATACAAATATAGATTTAAATTTAACACCTAAAGGTTATGGAAGAGCAACTTTTAATGGCCAAGGTAAAATTCAAAGTGTTGCAGAAAAAGTTACAACAGCAGCTACAGCAGCTACAGGGACAATTAACTACGATGTGCTTACACAAGCAGTTTTAAATTTTACTTCAGACGCTGCAGCTAACTGGACATTAAACATCAGAGGAGACGGATCAAACACTCTTGATAATATAATGGATACAGGTGAATCAGTAACTATTGCACACATTGTAAAACAAGGTTCAACACCATATTACAATTCAGCAGTGCAGATTGATGGATCATCAGTAACTCCTGAATATCAAGGAGGATCTGCGCCAACATCTGGTAATGCAAGTTCATTAGATGTTTATTCATATACTATTATAAAAACTGGTTCAGCTACATTTACAGTGTTAGCTTCTCAAACACAGTTTGCATAATAAATTAGGAGGAGAAAGATTATGCCACTATTAGGAAGTTTCGGAGCATCAGCATCAAGAGGATTTGGACTTACAGCTGGATCAAAAAATATAAT